CTCTGATGAAGCCTATAGCAGAGGCTTTGAATTCTTGTTCGCATCCTTGTGTTCTGCATTTCCAGTTTCCTCTATATGTATCTCCTTCTGGATATATATTTACTGCTGATTCGTTGTCTCCTCCGTGTATTGGGCAGCTCATCGAGATCATCTTGGAATTATTTTTATATTCTATGCCAAAATGATCAAGCAAAGATTCTATATTGTCACAAATGTGATCACATACAATTTTAAGCTTAGCCTGATCAGGAGAACGATATGTCTTTGTCATTGTATTCATTGTCTACTACAAATCCTTCATTATCTGAATTTACATTATTCATAACTTCAAGCTTTGTTTTATCCTCAGTAATCTTGGCACATCACCCCTTCATGTGACAATTAATGTAGTCGTTATCGTCTAATCCGCCTCCGTGTCTGCTAACCAGAGGCACTAACTTTCTATTTCCTTGAGTGGGACCATCTTCCGCTATCTCTTCGTCACTTTTTCTCTTAAAGATAGTAAAATTGCTACATAGCCAGATGATTCTATCTGATCCACTAGCGGTATCTGTGCTCTCTTTTGAGATTCCGTCTCTGTTTAATTGTATAAATGCTACTATTGGCACCTGATACCTAACAGCAAAATTATGTAAGCTGGTCATCATGAAACCCAATACTTGGTATTCTTTAAGGTCTTGGCTCATTCCTTGACTATCCATGAGCTTAAGATAGTCATAAAAAATTACACACTGTTTAGCCGTACCGTCGTCATTTAATCCAACTTCTTTTAAAATCCATCTCCTCATAACAGACAGCTGTTCTTCAAATGGCTTACCAGCAATACTTTTATAAAATAATCTGGTGGATTTAAGATCATTAGCTGCTTCCAGTATTTTGCTCTTTTTATCTGATGACTCTGCAAATTTACCTGTTTCTATAGCATTAATCTCTATTTCTGTCATCATTGCTAATACTCTATTAATATGATCTACCGTATTCATTTCGGTGTCCATGTTTAAAACAGGAATTTTATGCTGGTGTGCAATATGAAAACCTATATTGTCAGACAGCAGGGTTTTTCCAATTTTTGGCCTAGCAGCAATAACATTAACTGTCCCTTTTCTCAGTCCACCACCGATAGCCTGATCATAAATAGGAAATCCAGTAGGTATACCTATTTGATCAACTTTGTTTTCTTCTAGACTTCTTATATAGTCGTCTATATCTTTTCCTATGACTATAGGATTATTATCTGTATCATTTAGTAGAGAAGAAAAATTAAATACAGCATCCTCAGCTATTCCCAGAATAGAAGTAATGGGTTCGTTTCCGTTGATCTCTAATAATTTATCTCCAGCATTTTCTAACTGTTGTCTTAACAATCTAGCTATTTCTAGTTTTCTAATTTTAGCAGCAAATTTGCGAACATTTTCTAAACTTACTGGAAAATCAATTATAGCTTTTAAGTGTTGGGCTTCTTCTTTCTTTGATAAAACATGAGCCACCCCAAGATCCTGTGCAACAGAATATATAGAGGCTATATCTATTGTGCCCCTATTATTCTCGCAAATGTGTTTGAGGCATTTAAATATGATACTATTACTATCAATAGTAAAAGAAGAATCTTGAACAATGTCAGCAACATCCAAATATGCGTCCTCTCCATATTTGTAGATACCAGCTAATATAGCTCTCTCTGCTGCTGGATCATTTAACACTAATGGGTTTTTGCTCATTTGGCGATTATCCAGCGGCTGTGGAGCATTTGTTGCACTTGTATCGTGAAGGACTTTCCACAATAAGACTCGGACTAACTTCTTCTTGTTTTCCACATACTCGACAAACTATCTTTACCATAGAGAATCTACGGGCTCTGGGAACCGGTGGTTGTGTACGCAATTTTTTATCGACCTCTACGTCTTCTTTATGCATATTCATTTCTGGCATATCCAAAAATTTGTTGGTACTAGCTTTATTAGAAGACCTAGGTGGTATTTTTTTGTTGTTAACAAACTTTGTATTATCATTCTGAGACGTATCTTCTTTTGTTTTTTCGTTGAGGTCTTGTTCTGAGCCTAGCATTGATTGAAGCATTTTAATCATTAGCTGAATTTGTTCTGGTGATAAGTTATCCATGTTTAGTAACCTTTATTTTTGATATAGACATAATAATATCAGATAAGTTCTTAACACCATTAGCTAAGTAAGATAACCTATCTGCTCTTTGTTTTGCGTACTTTTTGATTTTATTGAGAGATAGTGCTTTGTCATTATGTTTAATTGCCTGATAGGATTTCTCTATGTATCCATAGCCCTTATAGTTATTAATTTCGTCAGCTATAGTTTCCTTGATGTTCTCATCAGACCAATTATATCTTGCTAGTTCTCTATTAATTGTTCTTTGTATGTGAAAAGAAAATTGTCCTAACCTATATGATATTTGGGCACAGTCATCTGGCGTGAGTTTTTCTAGTTCATCACGGCTCATACCCAAGTATTGATTAAGCTCTGTTTCTGGTAATATATTTTGTTGGTACTGAGACAATCCTATTGATCGTTCATACTCATCTAATAATTTATCCCAATGATTTAGTTCATCTTTAGAAGTTTTGTTATCCATCACTTATAATCCTTTCCCATTCATCTAAATTATTGTAGGCTAATTCTATATACTTAATTTGATTAATAAGGCACCATTCTTGTTTGTCTTTATCTCTCTTTTGGTGTTTTATGAATCCTAGTGCTGTTTGATGATAAAATCGTACAAACTCATAGTGTTGTTTGCCATGAACTTCTATGCATGTTTTTAATAAGGGTAGATAAAAATCTAAATATAGTATTTCTGATTTTCTTAAATAAACAGTAATTTCTTCTAAGACTTGAACAGTAGGGTAGGTTTTATGTATTAGTTCTCTGGCTAATAAATGCAGGTCAGACTTATTTTTAGCTTGACCATGAGATATTCCTCCTTTTAAAACCCAATGACTAATATTACCATTAAGATCTACTACTTGCATTTTATGCCCATAGTGTCCTGAATTTTAGACCAAAGATCAAGATACACATCTGGATTTTCAACTAAGTATTGTCTAGTTTTTTCTAGTCCTTGGAATTTAGGTTTGCTTTCAACAGATATCATAGTATACCAAGCACCACCCTTAGATATTAAACCTAGGTCCACAGCAAGAGTAAGAACCTCCATTTGTTTATCTATTCCTTGTCCGTATCTAATATAAGAGGTGATAGATCCACCAGGAGGACCAAGAGCAGAACATAAAACTTCCCACTCTACTTCTTGTCCAATTTGTGGACTGTTTTCGCTTATATTCCACTTTTTGAAAAACTTAGCTTTGAGCTTTACGTCTGTTTGATATGCAATAGCTTGTCCAGACTTCTCTTTCCATTCTACTGTTCCGTATCCTGGATTACCCATAAGATGAGTGATACCTATTACTATATTTTTGTTTACAGGTATCACATTAGCTACCTTGCGACAAAACTTTGCCAACAATTTTGCACCATCTGCTCTTTGCATTTTGTTCATATCTGATGTAATTTCAGCTTCTGTACATAAGGCAGAATATGAGTCGATTATCACTACAGATCCAGGTATTTCATTTATTATTCTTTCGCCAATTTGTAAATATTCTTCTGCATGTAAAATCTTACCTGTTTGTGATCCTACGATATGGAACTTAGTTAAGTCTAATCCGGGAACTCCTTCTAGATCTCTCTTTTTAAGCCTACCTTCTATATTTAGGTAGTACACTTCCCGACCCTCTTTGAATGAACCATATCCATATTCTTTTTTTTGTGCTGTGGCACAGAAGTCTAGGGAGGTTGTGGTCTTGCCGCATTTTGGTTGACCAGTCAAAATAACAAACGAACCCTCTGGTATCCCACCTCCTAAAATAATATCTATTGATGGACTAACCGGTATTGTAATTAGGTCTTTATCTATAATAGAATTTCCGCTTAAAATTACGTTATCACCGAAAGTTTTCTTTACATCTTCTTTAAAGCTCATTATCTATATCTTTCAGTTTAGAGAAAATACTATTTTTTATATTAGAGGGTCTTGATTTGTCGAAAACAACATTGTCTTTGCGTTGCAGATCTATTTTTAGTACGGTGTTCTCCTTCTCAAGCAGAGAGTGTTCTTTTTGTATCATATCAACCAGATGAGGCGCTCGCAACGAATATATTTTTTTCCCTTGGTCGCTGTTGAGTGCTCTAATAATAGCTTTGTCAGGAAACTCTTTTAGGAGCTTATGAGCAGAAGCTATTTGGTTTCTATAGAAAGTTGCCCATTGTTTATTAACCCAAAACCTGTAGTGTAGGTCTTGTTTATCTTTGAAGGCTTTTCTTTCACAAATTAATTCTGTTATATATTGGGCAGCTGATACGTGTTTTCCATTTGAATATTTGGACAGATACGTATTGTGTTTAAGATTTTTCATTATCAAATTCTGGCTTAATAACCTCTGTGCAGGTTTCAAATAATTTTGACTCAAACTTAGCAATAAACGCCAATACTAATTTCATATAGTCGCTATTTGTAGGTATGGGAAGATGAAAATATTTAACAATTAATTCTTTTACATCTTTCAAGTATCCTTTTTCATCTATAGAATTAACCTTAATATCCAGTGTAATCCTCATTTCGTGAGGACATTCTGTTATGTGTTCTTTATGAATAAGTTCTGGATGTTTATCTGAAAAATCTAGAGGATCATCATTATCTATGTCATCATACTTTGTTTCTTGTTGTTGATTTTTAGTAGACTCATAGATTTTTAGGTTAATTTTTTGTAAAAAGTCTAGTTCTTCTTCAGAAAGAATTTTTTGGATATCTATATCTTCATTCATCGTTAATTTTAAAGATGTTTTTTGTTATTCTTTTTTCTGTATGTTTCTTTTTTTCGTCGTCGTTAATCATTGAAGCTTCTTTGGTCATAATAGTAACATGGTTCTTTTTATTTGCTGTCTCTCTAATCATAAGATTTTTAGATGGGGAAACACCCATAGACTGAGACTTTGTTTTGATATTGTTATTTTTTTCTGTTACCAACGTACTTTTAGCAACAACATTTTTAATTTGCTGTTCTGTTAAATCTAACTCTTTAGATATCGTTTGTAAATCAACATCTTGTGAGCTTAACCATAAAATTGCATATTTTTCTGTTTTAGTAATTCTTGACATAATTATTCTCTTTCTCTTTCTGCGTTATTTAACCATGCTACGTTTTTTGAACATAAGAATTTAATATACCAGTCGAATGTTTTTTGATTAACCTCGACAAATTTTGTATTAGACCTACAAACTCGGTTTAAAAAAGACTTTTCTTGTTCTTGACCATATATAGAAAGAGGATTGTATATCTTTCCATTGCTGTCAATTTTTACCAGATACTTTTTAGTACCATTTTTTCTGATTACTTTTTTAGCTAGAATACTCTTAGATTCTGAATTTGTGATCATATACAATTCATCTTTTTTATAGTCTTCCAGGCCACATAATGTAAAAAATTCTTCTTCTTCTGATTCTAGGTGTGGATCAACCTGATTAGAAAAGACATTATTGTCGGTGTAAAATATTCCTTCTTCGTTTTTATTTATCATCTGTTTAGCTCCACTTAATTTTATGGGACGGTTTTTTTATTCTAGACATTCCTTTTGGTAATGGCTTATCTGATGTTTTTTCCTTGTAAGAGTTATGCTTGTGATATAGTTCGTTTTTATGATCATCAGAAATTCTATCTCTGTTTCTGTTTGCTAAATCTCCTATAGTGGACAACTCACTATCCGACTTAATAACAGAACCAACCATAGATCCAAAATCTGTTTGATAATCTCTGTCAGTATTATTACTATTGCAATACTCGCAACAAGGGGCGGAGTTATAGGTGGCAATAGTGGAAAATAGCTCAAAAGACTTTTGACAGCTATTACATATATACGAGTATGTTGGCATTATTACTTGGTTATCCTTGATTCCTTTATTCATCTATTCTAGGGACAAGTCCACACCTAAGCAAGCGTCTGATCTTTTAGGTGTTACACATTCGGTGATTATTGTGTGGTTTGTTGATTTTCTAAAATATCTAGTCTTGCCAAGATCTTTCCAATAATAGGATTTCTAATAATGTCAGCATTATTTAATTCGGATACTCCTATTCCGTCAACTGTTTTAAGTGCCGATATAAGCTGTGTAAACCCACCTCTCATATATCTTTGTAAGTCTGACTGGCTAATATCCCCAGTCAATACCATTTTACTATCATTTCCTATGCG